GTTCAATAGCAGCAGTTCCAGTTACATAAGCTGTAGCTGAAGCTTGACCAGCAAGAGATTCACCAGCATCGGTTAATGCAGTAGGATGACCTGTCCAATATACATACTTTGATGTTCTATTAATTACTTCTTTGTAGTAGTTACTTTGTCCATCTGATTTTTTAGCATCTGAAGCCTGAGATACGAATTGGAATGCTTCCAAAACAGTACCAGCAGTACCACTCCATGTGCCATCCACATCGACAACAGCAATGTGTAATTCATCGTTTGAATGTCCTAAAAGAGCCGCAGAATCAGATGTTCCTGGAATGCCATCGAAGCTTCCTGCTTCGTTAAATGCTGCCCAAGCTGTAGTATCAGCTGGACAGATTGTTACCTTAAGCGAGTTACCCAGTTTACCTGGATACTTAGCTATAAAGCTACCATCATGAGTTAAAGAATCATAATGATCTTCGTTTTTGACTAGTTTAGCAGTACCGTCGGTCGCGTTTAAGTGACCTGATGCTACTCGTACTACTTTAAGAGCGTTACCATACTTTAGGAATGATGCTGCTGTTAAAAAGTACTTAAATGTATCGGAATCTGGTGTTCCAAAGATGCTAGCTAATTCTGTTTCTGAACTAACCGTGCGAACTTCTTCGACTGGACCCCAATTAAAAGACCCTGCGAATCCACCAATACTGGTTGATACTGCAGGTATTACGCCCGATGCGTCAATTTCCTTGACTTGGACGCCTGGTGATACTTGAAATGCCATTGTTGTGTCCTCTCAAATTGAGTTTATTTATAAGTTTTCATAATACGGTTATATTCAATCAGTATTATTTATATAAATAATGATTCTAAGACTATTTATACTAAGCGTCTATTAAGTGGATCTCGTTCATATTCAGCTTCAAACCAAACATTACCTTCTCCATCTCCTACGCCTTGTACATGATGATCACTACCGTCACTAATAATACCAAAGGGTAACATATCATCTTGAATAGCTTTTAGCTGCTCACGATATAATAAGTTTTTCATATCAATATTAGTCAATCCTTGGAATATATCTGTTGTTGTAAACCAAGCAAACATTACTAAGTTCATAACTAAATCATCGTGGTTAGGAGCCTGCGCTTCAAAAGAATTACCTCGAGCAACGAATGTACACATTTCATTAATAGTCTCTGCATCAATAACGTGCAGCTTCTTTTGACCAATTAAGTCTTTTAATGTTGAACAACCAATTCTTTTTACTCTTCGAGTCATAGTAGCACCAATCGAGCTGGCCTTTACTTGTGATTCAACAAACATATTTTCGTATTCTAAATCGTAATATAGTCCATTACAAACTACAGCACCTTGATCATTTGATTCAACAATAATATAAGCTTTGTTATATATCATAGCGTATTTATAGCATACGTCTGGTAATAACATTGGTGATATATTATTATCTCTAAACACCATTACTTGTTTAAATGGATTAACTGAAGTATCGATTATATTAAACGTACTATAATCTTGCCCACGGCCTTTAGATACATCAACAGTCATTATATAATTATGACCTTCTTTTGGCTTCTCATACATAAACAGATTTTCATTAAATGTCATCGGTCTTTGAGATTTTTGAGCTAAAAGATCTCCAGCATCAATTAATGTATTACCACGTCCATGGAAGTTATTTCCAAATTCCTGATCAAACTGTAATTCAGACGTGTTAGCAATTGTTTGAGCTTTCCAAGCATCGTCTCTTCCTGGAACATCCCACCAATCAACTCTAAACGCCTTATACTCATTCGTATATGTAGTAGCACCTTCCCAGATTCTGTGATAAACATTACCAATACCATTAGCTGTTGAGGTGATAATAACCTTTGTATCTTTACCAGATGAAACTACAGGATACGTTGATGTATAGAACTGCGCGTCATTTTCAACAAAAGCAAACTCGTCTAAGAACAATAAGTTAATAGATAAACCACGAATAGAACTACCTGAAGTTGCAGAAGCAATAAGTTTTGAGTTGTTTGAAAATTCAATAGAACCTTTATTTAACGCTTTACACCCAGGTTGTAAAAAGAAGGGTAGGTTCTCTAACATAAGAGTAACACGAGCTAACATTTCTCTAGCTGTAGCACCTTTGTTAGCTAATATAGCAATAGTTTTTTCTGAATGGAAACACGCATACCAAAGTAAGTAACCAACAGCAGCAATAGATTTACCAGATTGTCTACATGCTAAAACAATAGAGAATCTATTATCGTTAAAGTGATTAAACATATTTGCTTGATAGTCATATAGATCAAATGGAACTAAACCTTCGTCCAATGATATAACCTTTAAATATGTTCTAGCAAAATAAGCAGGATCCATCATACATTTTCTGTATTCTTTAATCTCGGTTTCACTAAATTCTGCTTCTACGCCATCCCGTTTAACATTGGGATTGCCCATATAGCCTTCATCATTCTTTGGGCGAGACATCTATAACCTTTTCCTTCGCTTCTTTATCAGCTTGAGCGAATAGTCTTTGTAAATCGGTTGTACTACCAACAAACAAATTATTATTAGTAACTGGCTTTTTACTTGCAGATTCGCCAGCTAAATCTTGCTTATTTTTCTGAAGCGTCATAAGCTTATCAGTGACATCACCAATATCTTTTATAGCCTTAGATAATACCTCAAATGCTCTTGGATGTTCTGATTCTCTTGCAAGTTCAGCAAGGACATCTAGAGATTTTACTCCAGTATCAATAAGATCTTTATATGTTTTTCTTGAATACTCGTAATCGTCTTTGACTTCTGTTTGATCTTTAGTCAAGACCACGGGAGGGTTCTTTTCTTTTTTCTCTGGCAAGTTCTTATTCAGGCTAGCCTGCATCTTATCTAATTTATTCATAATGTACCTATGTTATACTTACGTTAACAGTATAGTTATCATCCTCATCGGCATTGGCTGGAGTTATTGTAAAATCCATATTTTCTAATATATTGGCGCCACCAATATCGGAGTTAAAATCAAAATTAACTTCTTTAATAATACCTTGGTTCGATGTAGGACCAAAGAATTTCATTTTCATTGTAAAATCTAATTGGTATGCTAAAACCCTTCTAGTTTGAAAATCACCTTCATAGTCATCGTTTATAGTAACACCAGTTAATACAATTGGAACATCTTGTTTATATTGAAATCCATCTACAGGTCGTATTGTAATAGTGTATTCTGGCTGAAAATATGGTAGAATCTGTTCTACAATTTGTAGTCCATCATCTTGATTCTTTGCTAGAATGTGTAAAGTCATATTAATATTATATGCGACTTGCTGTTTTAACGTTTTCTTTTTAGTAGAATCAGTAGCGTGATTCTCGCTAATAACATTTCTTTTACCAAGCTTGGTAGTCGAATCTATATCTAAAGACGTAATTTCAAAAGCCATTCTAGGTAATTTAATAGCCATTGACGCGTCGCTATTAGTATTTTGATCTAATCTAGCTAAGAACTTTTGCTTAGGTCCATACGCTAAAGGAACTTTAACTTGGTTAAGGACATTACCACTACCATCTTGTCTAATAACACTAATGTCATTAAACAAAGTTCCAAAAACAGCAACAGCTTTTCGCATAGTTGCATGATAAAAATGATTACCAAACATTAGTAAGTCTCCGATGGATCACCGAATGGATTATTTTCAGAAAAGTCCAAAAATCCATCAGCATCTACTTCAAATGCATTATTGCTTGCTCCACCATCACTTGCAAATGATGTATTATCAGCAACATCATCGATCGCTGTAATAATACATGTATTTCCAGATTTACTTCCGGTCAAACCAAGTGTAGGGGATATAATAAAGTCTTTAGCTTCAGTAGAACCAGTCACGCCAATATTAGAAACGCTTATTGTCGCAAGTGAATCTGAATTCTTAGTTAAAGTTTGTATAGTTCCATAAACGCTTACAGCAGGATCAGTTGTAATTACTTGAGTTACAATTTCTCCAAGCTCAAAGTGATTAGCACCGGTTAAGCTTACAGTAATTGGAACTTGATATGCATTCTTAAGTTCTGTTACATCAATAGAATCAACGCCAGTATCAAAATCTTCTTCATTATATTCAAAGAGACTACAATTTAGTTTATAAACTGGTAAATTAGATAATTGATAGAACGGCTGTTCATGCTCAACAAATGAGATCTCAAAGAACTTATTTGTCATTGGTAGAAATATAAGATCGCCTTCCATAGGTCTTATAGTTTCTACATCATTATTCCATACTCCAACTAAATTTGTCCATTGTTTACGAGCAATAATAAAAGTAGCTTCATCTCGTATTTCTAAACCAAACTTTTGGTATAGATCCCCAGACCCATCAAATCCTTCAGGATTTTCAATATAAGCTTCTATCATATAAGCATCGTCAAACTTAGAAGCTTTATCTTCTCCTAAGATTGTATCTCTATCAACTATAGTTCTTGGAATATAATAGACATCTTGTCCATATATTTTAAGAGATTCTATTATTAGATCTTCGTAGACTGATTGCTCTGAAGCTACTGACTGCGAGAAATATACACTTCTAGGCATTTATTACCCCGTATAGAAGTCAACTGGTTGTTCCCAGTTTAATCTGACTTCTTCATTTAGTTTTTCGATTTCTTCTTTAGCATCTTCTAAAATTTGTCGGCCATTAAATGTTACTCCACCCGGCATTACCATACCTTCAAACTTAGATAGGTTAACACCCCACTGCTGCTTAATTAATGCCGTCGCGTATCTCTTTAAAAAATAATCATTATAGACATCGGTGTATGTGTTAGGATCGAGTATTCTGTAGCATTCAACAACAATATACTCGCCAACCAATACTTCTTTAGACCAGTCCATATCAATTCTTAATTGATTTTTATGTCTATCCCAACTAAGATGTTTATTATCAGAATCCATAATCATATCTAAAAGAGATAGCCATTGTTGAGACATTTCATATTCAACTAATGAACCCATATAACCAAGAGCATACATATCGTTTAAATGCATTTGATATTTAACATCAAACATATTATCCGAGCTATTTCTATCTCTTAATGGAAATATTCTAACAACATCAGTTACCAAATCAGGTATAGTTAAATAACCATTTGTAATATCATCAGCTGTTACTGGGTGCTTTAAAAATACTTTTTCTATAGAATCGGCATGATAATGCTGATAAAACTGTAAAGCTTCATCAATTCTATCTTCTACTTGATCGTCATCAACATTAATCTCTACAACTGGCGCACCTAATGAACGTAGGCAATATTCTATTAATGTTGTTCTGCTATTAGGCTTTGCCATTTTATGTTTCCTTTAATGTTAAGAAATAACGCCAAGCGCCATTTTATGTTCTACACCGCCCATAACTTCTCCAACTCTAACTAATGTAGCGTCATTGTCGTAAGTTCCTTCTGAATCAAAACAAACATTAACCATGCGCGTGTGAGTTTTTGCTGGATCATACGAATCGTCAGTAAATGTTACTTCAACGTCAGTAACGTCTACGGTCGTTTCGATCGTTTGACCTTCGTTATCCGGATCAGGCAGTGAAGTGGTTCTTGTTCCAGTATACGCCTCCGCAATATTATATGTAATTGCCATTTTATTTCTCCTAATAAATTTAGCTTGAGGACAATTCCTCTATATCTATTTATACAACTTATTCTCTAATCAAGCTAATGTCTTAGCTCCATATAAAAGATGCTATGCCCTGTACCATTGAATCTTCGCCAGTTACGTCTGTAGGACTTCCATCTGTAAACTTATAAATTTTGGTAGATACAAGAGTATTATTTACAGCATCTGTAGCATCGTCTATATAAGTGTCAAACGTATTAATAGTTATGACAGGATGAGAATCGTTATCAGTCTCCTCTTTATCTGTTGACTTTGCCGGTGTAACTACAATTTCGCTAATTGTAGAAGTTTTTGATATGGCCATTTTATTTTTCTCCAGTTTCTAAAGCTTTAAGTCTTGCTTCTAATTTATTTATAATCTGTTGTTGCTCTTTCATAGCTTCAACTAATAAAGCTGTTACGTTTCCATAGTCTACACCTAAGTGTTCATCAACTAATACACCGTCATGCTCTTTTCTATTATTTTTTACTAAGTCTGGTACTACTTCTTGTACTTCTTGGGCAATAAAACCAATACTCTTCTTATTATTCTTTTTCCATTCAAAACTTACGCCTCTTAGGCCCAGTACTTTTTCTAAAGAGCCTTCAAGAGATTGTATATTTTTCTTTAACTTTCTATCAGAAGAAGTTGTAGTAGAGAATGCATATACATCGCCATCAAAGTGACCATCACCGCCATTAATATTA